ACGAGGGTTCCGCAAAGCTTGGGGTTCCGCGACAAATTTAGGCAGGTCCAATTGAGGTTGTTTGGACTCCCACTCATCTTTTCCCACCAAAAATCCGTTCCATTCCTTTCTCATATCCCGTAGCTTGTAGGTTACTCCAGATCTATCCGAAATTCCTAACGCATATTTCTCTGAGGCATACCTAGCCATTACCCAACCACCCTTAGAGAAGAAGCCGTGGGAACAAGCGTAAGAGGAACTCGGTCTTGATCCTCTGTGGCAGCTCGAACAAACTCTTCTTCATAAATCGACTTTAAAAGCTGCACTCTTTCCGGTGCTCTTTTCATGGCTATGTAATAAGCCAAACCCGCCGACAAACAAGGGTAAAATCTCCATGGGACCTCTACCGTGTTAACAGAAGCATCTGCATCATCTATGCGGACAATACGGTCATAAACGATCTGATCGGTGTTATTCTCTGGAGCAGGCCAAATCCTGTAAACAGGGGTTATCAGACGGTCCACGTAATATTGAATAACCCTACCGGTTGTGGCCTTATTCGGAATACGGAGATAATCATCTCTTCCAATCCTGTTAATAGTTATATCCGTGCTATCGCGCCGTACTACAGCAGATAAAATATCCACGGAGGACTGCACGTTTTCTAAGGAAGGAACAGAACTAACTGTAGTTGTAGCGGAACTAGAAGAACCAGTAATGGTTTCAGAAGCCGTAAAAGTTCCCGAAGGAACCGTTATAGTCATGGTGGTGGAAGTCGGTTTCGTTATGACAGAAGCAGTTACCGCACTGGTTCCTCCGGTAATAGTTTCACCAATAGTAAAACTACCACTATCTGCCACCGTTAACGTAATAGTTCCCAAGGGATATTCAGTGATACCAGAGGCAACCGTCTGGGCCACCTCTGCCACTGTCCAAAGATTTAAGCCTCTATTAGCCCAATCAGCGAATAAAAGATTAAGGGATCTCCGTGCAGTTCGTGCATCATAGCCTGTCCGAAGCTCTATACCACAACGCTCAAAGGCTTCTTCTATATATTCCGCAACATCGGGTTCAAAGTTTTTTGATCCAGAGACAGCCATAGACCTAAACTCCTATTATCCCAAAAAAATAGATCTTATTGCCGCTGGTAATTGACTAAGAACCATAAGAGCAAGACCGCCACTTAGCCCCCAAAGAAACCTATAAATCCCATCAATCGACTTTTGTACGTGAAATAAATCATTATCTTTCAGGGAGTCCACTTTTTGATTTATCAATTTAAGCTCGCCCCAAATTTGAATTATATCCTTTTCATTCTTGCGATCCAGTTCTGCCATCGGTTAGTACTCCTTAACACAGTACAAAGTAACGGAATAAGTATCTCCGCTAGTATGGCCCACGGTAGTAAATTGGATATCCCCTGTTTTGCCGCTTCCAGCATAATTAGGCAAACCACAGATGTCGGAAAAATCCAATGTATCTGAATAATCAGCAGGAAGTTCCAATGCGATTACGTCAGTAGTCGCATCCCAAAGAATTTTTACACCCATACCTACATTAGAAAAAACCACTCTTTCTAACCTAACTCCGGTGCAGGTATCCAGATCAGGACTTTGAGATAAAGAAGACACGTCCACTTTTGTTACAGCGGTTTCTCCACTCCCATCACTAGTATTAGTACAGTAAATAACAGCTTTTCTTGGACCGTCTATTATTGTGGTTGTCGCTACAGCATCAGCCATGTGACTCTCCTATAAGGATGAGGGCAAAGCCCCCACCCCATTACTCAGGTTTAACTATCCGCAAAAGGAGTTGCAATTGTCCCAGAGCCAATTAGAACACCCTGAACAAGATATTCATTATCAGCAAGAGCAGTTATCTCAAGATAGGAAAACTTGTCCCCACCCTGCGTTCCGCCATTCATGGAAATTACATCGTTGGTTGCAGCGGGTATAAAAACTTTATAAGTGCTGTCCGTTATGCCAACAGCTAACGAACCAAGGAATTTATCCGTGCCGTCTGTTTTAATATCCAGATCAGTGGCATCTGTTCCAATGAAGAATCTGTAAACAGCCCCAAGTTGGTTGTTTACATTTGGATCATCTGGTCCAGCAGAAGCGCCGTTAGAATCAGCTTGGATGGTTGGTAGCGTTACGGCACCATCAGCATCATTTATTTCCATGATGCGACCAGCATGGTCATCAAACGTAAGAGTTGTTTCCGAAGTAATATTAATAACCGCGTCGGGACCGGCGGTTATAAATCCGCGCCTAGATCGAACGGGACCGGAAAAGGTTGTTTTAGCCATAATATATAATCCTTCTCACAAAGGCTTCGCCCTAGTGTCTTGTGAGCGTCTGCTGGGCCAGTCGCTAGGGCTTTTTATCCCAGGAAGGACGGGAAGAGGTTTCCCCCTTCCCAAATCCTAATCTCATTATGCTCCAGGTGAGCCGAAGATACCACGAGGATCTGACCAACCAAACGCATAGCGTTCACGGGCCTTGTACCTCACATTTCCGGTATCAAAATCACCTTCCATGGAAGTTCTAATCGGTGTCCGATTAAAGCCTTTTACTCCATTTGGAGCATCCGTTTTGATGAACCAAGCATCTGTGTCCGTCAAATAATGATTAACGGCATAGCCCTGCGGAAGCATTCCCATGTTCCGAATAGCATTAATGTCGTTATCAGCAGTTCCGGTTCGCAGCGTTGATTCAAGTAGACGGTCAGTAGTGAACTGAAGTTCCTTTGGAATAATCAGTTTCGTACCTTTAACAGCAATCTTCAGACCGCGCTCATCGACAAACCCTGCGATATCAATGAGAGCCTGTTCAAGACTGGTCTCATTCAAATCTGCGGCTGTCGAAAGCTCGTTCCGGAAGGTATTACCGTTAGCCAGTGTATGTGCCGTGGAACAAAGTTCCAGACCATCCCCACCCGTAAACGTGCTGTCGAATGCGTTATTAAGAACCGCTGCGCCTTTGACCTCTTTGGTCTGGCTCATGCTTCTTGCCAAGGCCCTCGTATACCGTCCAGCCAGTCGATCATAAAGATTATCTTCGACTGCCTCTTCAGTAATGGAGAACGCAAGTGCGATGGTCTCCATTGTATAACGAGCCGTGTAGACTTCTTGTGCGTCATCATATGTAACAGCACTGCCTTCACTCTTCGTTGGCGCTGAACCAAAGCCACTCAGCATGACCTCCTCTTCAAAGGCACGATCAGAATTCTCCATATCGAAGATATCTTCGTACTCTCTTCCGTATTGGTTATGTTCTAAGCCAAACAAGGCCTTAAGGCCGGGTTCTAGTTCTTTGACTAGTTGTGCTCTACTAATAGCCATTTTTCAACCCTCCTATACGCCAGTGGTTGAAACAGTACCACCAGCAATAGCACCGTTCGGGCTATTGTAGTGATTGTTCAACCGGACCAACGCAGCAATACCGGCAGCAGAGAAATCCTCATTTGAAGAATCCTCTACCCAACCTAAAATTCTAAGGTTAAGGGTGTTGGTTGTATTAATTGTAGACACTGCCAAAGTACCCGATGACATGCCCGTGGTTGTACTGCCACTCGTAGCAGTTGCGAAATTTGCATTCGCAAAAACAGCAGCTCTCGCTGTTGCTTTACTTGTCCACGTAGCATCCGTTGCAATCGAAAAAATTTGCATCGGATCATCAGCTACAAAAGCTCTTACAGGGTGATTGCTATCGGCACCAGATCCGGGCCAATACATCGACCATGTAGGTTTTCCAGTGGTGCTGGAGACATACCGACAACCCATGAAAGCGCCCAAAAGCCCCACAGTTCCACCCGCTGCTGCACCTACTACATCAATGAAGCCGGTGGAGAGTGGAATAACAGGAGTACCTGTGTAAATAGCATTACTATTGCCATTAGCGATTTCATATTGGGTATAGCCGCTCACACCAGTGGAGTTGGAGTTTTGACCTACCTTTGAAACAGGTTTCAAACCCCATGATCCATTGAGATTTGCCATACCATTTGCTCCTCAAAGCAATTGTTAGAGTTAAAACAGTAGTGCCTAAGAACCTGTCTTAGGACCACCAAACGTAACACGCGATTGACGTTCAGGCTTCTGAATAGCCATCGAATGATGTTGCGTCTCCTTCATAAGGTCATTATCAACTGCCTGCATTGCATCAACATTTTGCTTCTGAAAATAACTTGTGCGGTCTTCTACAACCTCTATAGGAATACGAGCTAGTAACAATCCTCCTACACCGAAAACTCCTTCATACTTTCCGCTATCCATTGTAGGAGCCTCAAATTCAGGGTACTCTTCCTTCCGGACCAATTCCCATCCTTCTCTCAGACGGGCAGAGATATTTTTCCGGTCATCAAATCCCCTTACTTCAGCTCTAATCCAGCGGTGAACAAAACCTTCCGGAGGTCGAGGTGCGTCTAACATAGACGGTGGTTGCCAAGACTTGCGACGTGGTTTAGAAGCCCGGTTCTTGGCAGCGCGGGGAGTGCGATCAACTTTTTGTTCAGTCATTTCGTTCTCCATCAGCGAGTTT